TTTTTTTGCACGCTTTTCTTTTGCCCACTTTGATAGCGGAGCATTTACATACGATTGCGGTTCCCATTGAAGATTTAATCCTTCAAGGTCTCCAATTGCTTGCTTCACCGTTGGAAGTTCTTTTGGATTAGGCAATTCAACTCCGAATGGTACTCGGTGAGCAACAAACATGTAACGACGTCGCAATTGAGGAGAACCCATTGAACGAGCAGAGTGAAGAACATGCGTAAGGTCGTACCTTTGGCCAGTTAAAGTTTCCAAATGACTGCGAAGGTCACGCATTAAATCAAGACCAGATGTGTATGCGCCTTGAACAGATTCAAATGCAAAGATAGGAGGCGCAGTCTTTGCTGCAAACTCTGTGATTCCCCACATGCATGCGTTTGCTTTAGAGTTAATACCTCTAAAACTTTTTGACGAAAGAAGACTAAAACCACTGCACGGTGGATTGCCAATAATTAGTTCCGCATCAATTGGTTCCCAGTCTTCATACGGCCCAGATTGAGTCTGCCAATTGTTACCAAGAATATGTCTATTGACTTCCATATTCTGAGCTCCAAAAGCTCCTTGCAATTCTTTCTTACCAACTAATTCAAAGCCACTTTGTTGGACTCCTAAAGCAAGACCGCCAGCAAAACAGTGGACATCAACAAATCGTAAAGTCATGGTTATTCTTTCTTATTCTCCTGCACATACGTCCTTAGTACATTTCACTGCAACATCATCAAGAGCTCGTTTACAGACTTGGCATTTGTTTCCATTGTCGTATCCGTCACTTTGCCTTTTAGCATTAAGTTCCATCTTTGCGCGGTAGCGACGTTCCCATTCCTCATCCGTGCATCCCATAGCCACGGCAAGATTGGCAAGGAAGTGGGCAACGTCAACTAATTCACCAATTGCTGCATCTCGATTGACTCCACCTCGAGTTTTAGCCCATGGCTTCCACTGTACTTCTCCGAGAAACTCGGACACTTCATCAGAAAGAGCAACACAGTTCCAAATAACAAAATCAGCAAGAACATCTCCTTCAAGAGATGCTGGGTCTGCACCGTAAGAAGCTATTTGCAACTCACGAGTTTTTTCAAGCCAATTCCAACTCATCCACCGTCTCCTCTGTCTTCTTTTCTTTTTTAACTTTTTCTATTGCTGTCTCTGGAATACTCATGGTTGTTATTTGTTTTACATGAGTAAAGAAAAGACGACCGTCATTACCTCTAAACTCTGTAAACTTTATACCCCATTCGCCTTCTTCTACATCACTAGAGCACCATTCACAAGCAGATGCTATAAAGTAATTTGGAGCGTTTCCTGTTGAGCCACGAAGATAGCTCAATATGAAATACATTCTTGAAGGTTCTGGGCATTGAGAACATTTTGCAAGAGATGCGACGGCGCATTCTCTACACGTAATTCTTTCGTCTCCAAGTACTGCCCAAAACTGTTGCTTTGTTTTTTTAAGATGCTCACACCGTAAAGGAGGAGCATTTAGACTAAGAAGCTTTGTGAATTCAATTAACTCACCACTGATGAGATGTGCCACAATTCCAGCCTCCTTCTGTCAGTAAGTCATGAACTAGTTTTATTGATTGCGTGTGGTCAAGAAGATAAGACTTTTCACCTTCACTTGCTAACCATTCTTGAAGACTACGGACTCGTTTGTTGAATCCAACAATGATGTCTTCTTTAATTGGCTTACCGCCATTACGACTATAGATTCTTTCAAGACAAATCTCAGGAGAAGTATCTAGTGTAGCCCACACCCAGTCCTGGTCTGACATTTCTTTACGAATGTTAAGCCAACTATGCTTTGAACCTGACACTAAAACATTTTCAAAGAAGACGTGGCCTTCTTGTGAAAATCCTCTTACCATTGACTTTAAAGACTCAAATAACACACTGTCTCCACCACCGGTGTATTTTCCAATGATGTAAAGACCGCCAGGAAGTTTCCAAGCATTTGCTTTCTTTTCTGCTTCAGTAAAAAAATTCGGGTCAAACATCGGTTCAGCATCATGGTTATCAATTAACCAATGATGAATCGTAGTTTTTCCTGACCCGTTCCCTCCTCTTAGGTTAAGAATCATATTTCTCCTTTTGGAGCTTCCAATCCCAGTAGATATTTTTCAAATGCTGGATTTGCGATAGCTCGTGGCCTTTTATTTCTTAATACATCTAATGCAACAGGCCCACTTACTTTTTTAATACGCATTATTGTAAGAGCAACAATGAGCCCGCTTCTATTTCTTCCTGCTCGGCACATTACAAGAGTTGATGGAACTCTTTCATATACCCAGTCAGCAAGTTCTTCAATCACATCTGGAATCTTTTTACCGTCAGACAATGGAACATGCTTATAGTCAATTTCATTTTGACCAAGAAGCATTGTGTCTCCTTGCGGATGAACAGAAAGAACAGATGTAATGCCTAACTCTTTTAATTCTGCAACTGCTTGCTGAGTTGTTAAAGCAGAATTAAGTCGTCCTCTTATCCATAGACCGTCAAGTACTTCAATTGCTTTCATCTGGAATCCATCCGCTAATCTCACGTAAATATTCGTGAGGAAAAAGTTCTTTTCTTAATTCAAAGATTTGATTTGCATCAACATCGTTAAAGTTTGGCCATGATTGAATCTTTTCAATGTGATTGAATTCAGAATTCAACGGCTTACCTGGAGGATACTTTCCTTCTAAGTGTTGTTTAAAGTCACAAAGTAAAACTTCAAATGTGTACATATCAGGAATACCAGCGGCTTCCTTATAATAAGGGTACACACTTGCCGCAAACTTGTTCACAGTAATTCCTGCTGCTTTAGACTTATCACGGTTAAGTACTTCATCATGCTCAGGATAAAGATACGAAAGAGCTAGCCGTGGAGACCAGTCTCCTCCTTTACCTGCTCTAATGTCTGGCATTTCTGCTTTAATAACATCAGAACGACGAAGAGACTCAAGCAATTTCATTCCAGCGTACCGTCCAATAAAGCGAACGTCTTTTAGAGAAGACCAAAGTGTTTCATAATCTGCATCTGCAATTCCAGGAAGAGTGTTCATTTCCCATTTTGCATATGAGTTTAGATACTCCGCCATCTTCTTTGGACTACGGCAAGGTCGACGTTCTTTACGGACAGGAAGACCTGCCCAGTTTGCAGCAAACCATTCACTAAGTGTATCTAAGTCTAGTGCTGATGACGGAGTAGTCCAACTCTTATTTATAGCAAGACCACCAGGAACATTGTACGGCGCCATGTAACAACCGACTAACCATGCAGGGTCGCTAATTTTCTTACCGAGTACACCAATAAGTTGAAGGTGCTGGTCTGGACCGCCTGTTGCTAATTCTGCTTTAGAAAATGCAATGAATTGGTTTCTAAAAGAAACTGCATCATCTTCATTTTTAGCAAGTGTATAGCGAGCTTTTTTTCCCACTATTCATACTCAATAAAATCTTCAAGCATTTCACGAGCAACATCATCACGAATTTGAACCATTGGACTCTTAAAAAAGTATGCAGACGGTTCAGTGATTGCTCCCGAAAGACCTTTATCTAAAGCTATCTTTGCGCAACGAATTGCGTCAATTGCTACTCCAGCAGAGTTTGGCGAGTCAACTACTTCAAGCTTAAGTTCTATGTTAAGAGGAACGTCTCCAAATGTGCGTCCTTCCATACGAATATGCGCCCACTTACGGTCTTCCAACCAAGGAACATAGTCCGATGGACCAACGTGTACATTCTTTTCTCCCATGTCGTACTCAAGCATTGAAATAACTGCATTTGTCTTTGAAATCTTTTTAGACTCAAGACGCTCTCGTTCAAGCATGTTCATAAAGTCCATGTTACCACCAACATTAAGTTGAGAAGTACGCTCCAACTTAACACCACGGTCTTGGAACAAAGTAGTAAGAACTCGGTGAACAATCGTTGCACCAACCTGGCTCTTGATGTCGTCACCAATAACAGGAAGTCCTGCTTGAGCAAAACGGTCGCTCCAGTACTTTTCACGAGCAATAAATACTGGGATGCAATTTACAAATGCGCACCCAGCAGCAATTGCTTGTTCTACGTACCACTTAGTTGCTTCTTCAGAACCTACCGGAAGATAGCTAATAACTACATCCGCGTTAGTATCACGAAGAACTTGAGCAACATCTACTGTTTGTTCCGTAGACTTATTAACAACTTTTTGGTAATACTTACCTAAGCCGTCATGAGTCATTCCTCTTGATACTTTTACACCAAGGTACGGAACTTCTGAGAATGTTACCGTGTTGTTTGGATAAGCGAAAATAGCTTCACTTACATCCAAACCTACTTTTGTCTCCACCACGTCGAATGCTGCAACGATATTGATATCACGAATGAGATAGCCACCGACGGAATTATGCATTACACCGGGGACGGTTTCATCATCGTTACCAACATTACGGTAAAAATGAATTCCTTGTACTAGTGAGCTGGCGCAGTTTCCTACGCCTACAATTGCGACGTTGACTTTCTTCATTAGAACGGTGGAGCTGGTGGAGTGTTAGCAGCAGGTGCAGATGGTGCTGTCACCGGTGTAGGAGTTGATTCCACAACTGGTGTTGCAGGAACTACTACGCCGTCAAGAGGAAGAACCTTCTTAACTTCGTTTCGTACTGAACCGTTGTACTCAGACTGGCCTACTTCAATGCGACACATCTTGTCTTCAAGAGCGCTAGCAACTTGGTCGTCACTTGGTCCGCCAGAGAAAAATTCTGTGTTCAATCCAAGGATTCTCATGTTAGAGAAAAAGTAACCTAGAGCCTTTGGATTGTCTGGTGTAACAACAAAACGATTCCAAACTCTACGGTTAGCATGTGGACCAGTCATTACTTGCATTTCTACTTCAAACATTGATTTTCCAGATTGAGCAATCTTATGCGCAGACTTTACAATCTTCACATCATACTGTCCGTTTGGAAGCGGTTCGTAACTTGCACCGCCGCCGGAACTTTGTGCTTCTTTAAGCAAGTCATTCCATGTTGGCATCTTCTATCTCCTATTTTTATTGGTTTGTGGTACTACTGTCATTTCCGTAAATCAAACCTAGCATTGTCATAATGTTTGGGTCTTCTACAACATTACCAAGTTTTCCTGTACGGTCGCCGGCTTCAAATGCACTGTGTTGTGCGCAAAGAAGACGTCGTCTTACTACTCCCGTGTCACTATCAAGCTCCGACCAAAGATAGCCGCAGACATCTACATAATACGGAAGTGTGTTTGCAAGTTGTCCTTGCACGTATGGACGACGAACGCCGTCGTTGTCTCGAGTCATTGCAATAAACATTACAGTGCGAAGTGGGTTCGTTGGATGAATAATTAAGTCACGATACGAGCGAATAAGAGAAGACATCTTTCTCAGCAATTCACCCCAGTCCTGCGTCTTCATTTGTTCGGTTCCAACGATTGCATCAATGCATCTTTGTTGAGTCTCAGAAAGAGAGTCAATAGTGATGGACTTAAAAGGGTGTTGTCCAGAATTCAACCACTCGTAAGCGCGTTGAACATCTTGAAATGAGCGAACATACACAATACAAGTATCCCATGTACCGTCATCTTTTGGTGGATGTTCGTTTAGTGGATTCCAAATAATCTTACGAGAATTTGTAAAGCGAGTACTGGCTCCGCCTTCTGCATCAAGAATTAGTCTGGGAGACGGGCTTGTGTCAGAAAGAAAAGACTTACCGCTTTTACTTGGTCCGTGAACAAGAATACTTACGCCTTGCATTATAGTGTCACCTCTGATGTGTATCTTTCATATGGATTATGGACTTTGTAGACAGATTCAAGTACACCTTCAACTCGAGAACCGTCATCAAACATTGGACATACAGCACGGAACTCACAGTCCCATGAACAATTGCTATTAGGAGATGGGTACGCTACAATGCGATGGTCCATACCTTCATCAAGCTTTTTAGTAACTTCAATCATAGAAGAAAGTGTACCGTAAAGACGAGACCAAAAGTTTCTAAGTTCAATGTCATTGTGGTGGATTGTTTCGCGAAGATAAAACGGCGGCTTAGCATTTGCCGTACGCTTTACTTTACGAAGCATGTTATAAACTCCACCGACTACGTACTGGTCTTCTGGTTGAGTCATTCTTTCCAGAAGCTGGTACATAAGTGGTTGTTCATTTATTTCAAGAGTACGAGTAAGACCATCAAATGATGCGCATGTTTTGTGGTCCATTGAAAGAAGACGACCGTCTGACTTACGTCGAATACGAGTATCAAGCTTTCCAATAATAGTTACTGGCAATTCAACAAAGTCTGCTGCAAGTTCTTCTTCAACAGAAATTACGTCAAAGTCATCATCAACACCAGTTTCTTGAACCCATTCAACATAACCTTCAATCATTCTTAAAGCAAGGTCTGCTTCTTTGTTGAGTTCTTCCATTGTGATTGAATCTTCTGGATTACATGCATTACGAGCATTGTCGTATTCTTCACGAATTACTTCAATTGGGTCTCTAGGTACTGGAGAATAATAAGAAGCAAGTGCTTCATGGATTTTAGTACCGAGCTTCAATGCACCAGTTTGTTTTTCTTCTGCTTTGCGAAGCTTACGGTAGTTACCTAAGTACCACTTACGTCTACACCGTTTGAATGTTTGGATTTCTGAGTTACTAACGTGCATTTGTCTTTCCGTCATACTTGAATAATAACAGGAATTTACTTAATTACCTGGCCGTACAAAATCTTTTTTAATGTTTCTGCATCACGAAGAATTTCATTTAGATTTTCTCCTTTTTCTTGAAGACGTTCTATTTGTCTTCCCATCTCCATAGTTCCTTCTGTAAGAACATCGATGATAGTAACTTGTTCATGCTGCTCAGAACCAATACGGTGAATACGGTCTTCTGTTTGCATGTTGTCAATCAATGACCACGAACGTTGAAGCATAATAAGATACGGAGCAGTTGTAAGAGTAATTCCTGTACCTCCTGCTTGTACCGTAAGAAGAATGACACGAACTTTCTTTGTTTGGAAATCAGTAATAGCATTAGTTCTTTCATCCATCGACTGGCCGCCGTGGATTGAAGAGAAACTTATTCCTTCTTTAGTTAGTCGTTCTTGACAAAGATTAAGCAATTGTCTAGAAACCATACCGACTGCTACTGACTCGTCTCCAAGGTTGTCAAGAATTTCCATAAGAGCTTCAACTTTGCACGATGGAGCTTGTAAAGAGACAGAACCGTCATCATTGATTTCTGCGTACGCACTTGAAAATTGAAGCAACCGTGTGTATTGAGCAAGTGGATTTGTAGTGACCAGAACGCCACTTTCTAGCTCAGCAATCATTGTTGATGCCATATCTTGATAGGCTTCTTTTTGCTTCTTAGTCATTTCACACGTCCATTCCTGACGCATTTTCTTAGGAAGGAATGGAAGAAGAACTTCTTTTGGAACGCGACGAAAACGCGGGTCAAGAAAAGAAAAGAGTTCTTTAGAGTTTAGTGGATTTGCTCCACCAACATCAATTGAGCCCCAACTATTCCAAGTAGCAAGAGCATAGCGTTCAATAAAACTACTTTTACGTGGAAAGTCTAGTGGAGAGTTGCCGTGCATAATTGCCCATAAGTCTCCTAGATGTTGAGCAATTGGAGTACCTGTTGCGTCCCAGCAATAACGAACAGACGGTGCATGCTGTAAAGCCCATGAAGCACGAGTTTGTTTTGATGATGGGTCTTTTGCTCGGTGAGCTTCATCTCGAATTACTGTTCTCCAAGTAATTGTATTAAGAGCTTT